TCATTATACAGAGCATTAACTACATTCTTGATTCGACTCTTATCAATCTCCGTGTCAATCGAATCGACGTAGTCGTGAAGTATCTCTTGCGTATTTTTGGTTTCATCTAGGATGTCTTCGACACCTGCAGATTCGAGATTCAGCGAGTCCTCCACAGACTTCACGTCTGCTGCTCCTGCATCGGACAGTTTAGACATGAATAGATCGAAGAGGTAAGGGTTCGTCCGGTTGTGCACAACAACCTTGACGTACGAACCTTTCAAAGCACTGACATCCAGATCGGCAAGATCTTCGACTGTCATGTCAGCATCATCGTATGTCAGCTTATAGAACATATGATCAGGGTTTTCAACGAATGTCAGATCGCGTGTCTCTGTGTCGAATATATGGAAACCTCGACGCCCTCCATGGTCCGACCACGTCATCTCATACTGAGCTCCGAGATACACAATGTTTCCAACCTTTGAAGGGTGGTGGAAGTGTCCTGAGTATACAGCTTCATATTGTGAGAAAAGGTCTTTACTCAGACCGTGATCACATAGCATACCCTTTTGCATTTCGAACCCTTGAATCTCAAGGTGGCCCATCAACACATGAGCAGTAGATGTTCGGATGGCATCCATACACTGTTGATGGTTGTCCTTAGTGATCCACGGGACCAATAGGATATCTGTCGAACCAATCGAAAGATGGAAAGGGTCTTTTGGATACACGTGGTAATTTGGATACTCTCGTAGCAAAAGAGTCAGACAGTTGATCTCATTCGTGTTGGTGAAGTATGCAGAGTGGTTGCCTACTATTCCGTGATATGTGATACCTCTTTGGCGCATTGGCTCGAAAAAGAAATCCTTAACACGGCTCAATGTGAGATAGTTGACATATTTTCTTCGGTCGAACGTGTCGCCAAGATCGACTACAGTATCGATACTGTACTCATCCAATGCAGGGAAGAATACTTCTCTGAAGAACTTCTCTTGGTGGTCGAGGAACAATGAACTATCACCTCTGACACCAAAATGTGTGTCGTTGATTAGCGCGATTTTTGTCATAGCAAATTATATCAGTCCTCAGCCGTTAATATGTTATCAGGAAGCTCGATTTCTGCTGGCTTTTGCTTAGCCTTCTTATCATTAGCCATCTTTGTTTCATAATCTTCAATGAAATCGTTGATATATTCGGCTTGAGTGTTTAGATGTATTGCAATCTCTTCGCCACCCTCGTACGTCTGTCCCATCATCAGAAGCGCATCGGATGACTTGTAACGAATATACATTTGCTTCTTCTCTTTTGCTATCCTACGAAGGAAAGCATACCAAACGATCTGTGTGAAGTATCCAAACGGATTGTCTGTCTTGTCTGGGTTGAAGTTGTGCATATACTGCAAGCAGTTTTCAACGCCGTCCATCACCATATCCTCTCGGAATGGATAACTTGCGAAGTTTGGTCTTTTTGCTACGCCGTTTGCAATATCCCATATGCATTCGCCTATGTACCTCGGAATCGGCGGTTTGTCCTCTCCGTTATCCGCTGCCTGCTTACAAGCCGCTGCGTATTTTACTAACGCCTCAACGAGGTCCACTTTATTGACGTAATTTTTTCGAGCTCTAGGTTTTTTTGTCATAATAACCCCTTGTTAAATGTGGTTAATCTTACCATGCTAAACGAAAAAAGTCAACAGCGCAGAAAACTGTTGACCTTTGTCGAAATACCAGGATAATAAGAGATGCCTCTTAAGAAATACCTTTAGAGTGCATTAGATGCCTATTGTGAATATTTTGTATTCGAAGTTTTCGCCTGCGTATATTTCCACACGCTTCTTGAAGTGCTCAAGAGTGTAGTTGTTGGGAGCGGATGCTGTCCCTCTTAGGTCATCAGTGATGTCGTAGAGGCACGCTTTGTCAGATCCGTTTCCTTTTCTCAACGTACGGCCGATCGATTGCAGCACTTTGATCTCGGATTTATATCCTGATGCGAATATTGCGTTATCGATACGCTTAATGCTGACACCTGTCGAGAAGGTGCCATAGGAGGCAAGTATGTCATGCCTCTTATTTTCTTGTTTAATGTGTTCTATATGTGTAGGTTTCATGTTATCACGTCAGTTTGTGTGTGGTGTTGTATGTATTTATCCACATCTCTGAAACGTCGTCATTGTACGTGATGTCTGCTGCTTTTTTGATCTTACCATCAGACAAAGCAACCATTTCATCACTCTCTACTCTAATCACAATATCCCCAAAGGTCAGAGTTGTCAGGTAGGTGTTGTCATTCTCGACTAATTGTCTTACCTGTTCTCTCTGTTCACCAGATACGCCACCATGTACAAAGTGAAGGACACGTCCTTCTTTGCGTAGCAAAGGTTCTAACACCTTACCATGCTTTTCTACGCGGTCGAATAGTATTAGGTTGTTTTGACCCTCTAAAGACCATACCAGGTTGCGGAGGAAGGTGTTGCGCTTCTCAAAGTTTATCAAGAACTCTTTTTCGACGGCGAATAGGTTTGTTCGCTTGGTCTTGTTTTTGTTTTTCTTCTTGATCTCTTTGACAGCGTCGTTGAACACCTTTTTCGTTTCAGGTGAGTGGTCGAGAACGATACCCTTGATCTTAAAGTCTGCTACCGTTCCTTGATCCATCAACTCTTTTGTTGTCACAAATCTTTTGACGGGACCGAACAAACCTTCGAGGACAAGTCTGTGTACTTTTGATTCGGAAGATATGGTTCCAGTAAAGCCATGTCTGTATGGAGCGTCTGTCAACTTTTCCATGATGGATGTCAATGACTTAGCTTGGAAGGTATGAGCTTCGTCGCCTAGCACGACTTTGAACTGATCAAACCATTCCTTAGGCTGATTCATGAGACTCTGCCAGGTGGATACGACGATCGGGCTTTTGGTATGCTTATCGACACCACCTTGGATGCGGTATATCGAAGACTCATCACAACCATACTCGATGAAATCGGATGACATCTGATGGACGAGTGAAATCGTCGGCACGATGATCAGTGTACGGTGGCCATACTCTCTAAAGTAGTGTTGCTGTATCAAGTATATGATGAACGATTTGCCTGATGACGTAGGAGAAAGAGAAAGAGATCGATTGTTGCGCAGTGCGTTCAGAACGTAATCAATCTGATAGTCGCGTGGCACTAGGGCTGCATCAATATCTCTAGCCAGTCGGACAACATACTCATCATCTATGTCTGTGCGTGGTTGAAGCTCTCTTGGAACTTCAATCTGATATCCTCTATCCTCGCAAAACTTTACGAGGTATTCCAAGAGGCCAGTGTAGAGCAACGGCCTCATTGGGTTGTATAGTCGGACGTAGCCATCCCATACCTTATTCTTGAAGGATGGGACGAATTGATAACCAGGTGGCCTAAACGAGAAGTACTGCATCAACTCATGACGAAGACCCGGGTCTGTCGTTACTTTGATGTGCACCTCATTAAGTTTCTCTACTAATACTATATCACTCATGAAAATACTCAGTTGCCTCCGGCTCGAAACTTCTCCCAGTTGATAATGTTGCTAAGAAGGAAGTTGCGATTGTTTATCTGCTTAATAATGTCTTCGAGATAGTTAGCCATCGAAAGATGGTAGTCGATGTTCAAGCTCAGATGGATAATGTCACGGTCGCTCTCTATGTATTTAGCAACATCTTGGCGCAACAGTTTTAACGGGTTCGGCTTCCAGCCGCGCTGACGAAGTTCAGCCTCGTCCATCGACCCGTTATAGTATTCCATTTTTGCTTTTTCGAGCTCAGTCAGGTCAGCTTTCAGCTTTTTGACCTTCAACCCAGCCTTGACATACAGCATGTAGTATTTGTTGTGCATTTCTGGAATACGGCGAGCCTCACGAGATATGTCGTTCTCGTCTATCTTGCAATCCTTGGCCCACATTTTATTGATTTCTTCAAGATCCATATCAAACTCCCAGACACATAAATTTAGATTGACCATACCCTATTTCCTGAAAAAGTCAATCAAAATAAGGGGTTATGTCGAAGTAGTCATATGAGAATGTCACAGTTGCTTCGGGATACACGACGTCGGTTTGAGTTGTATCGAGTACGACTTCTGATAGTGATATTGGAGCACAGTTTGTGAATGTGATCTTCACGACAGGATTCTTGTGGCTATTGAGAGCGATGATAGTGATGTCAGATTGTATCCCATGCTCCGAATCAGCAAGGTCCTTATACTGTTGATATCTCTCTGGGAAGGTTGTGCCTTTGATCCACTTCAACACCTCCATATAATTACTTAAAGACTCGTCCACGATAAACGTCAGATCAAGGTACGAGTACTGGAGCTTGTCAGGAGTGATACTCAGCCTGTTGAAGGGTGTAGGCATTTCAGCAGGGTTACCTGACACGCTGGGGATAGCAGTGCGTTGCACGAAAAATTCTACGTTGGGCATACGCTTGATCGTGACTTGGAACTCTAGTGGCGAAAAATAGTTTGTGATCATAATCTGTCCTGTTGTATTTTGTTAAACAATATGCTATGTACTATTTATCTTGAGAGGAAAGATGAGTGACATGCGACAGATTCCTAGCACAATGTTCTCCTATAACGCGACGTCTCGAGTCATGAGTGCTGATGCGTCAGATCTACATGCTTATATTGGCAATCTGGTAGCCAATCGTGTATCAGTGTGTTCAGCACGAACGGGATCGACGGAGATATTCACTCTAAGAGACACCATCAGAGACATCGAAGGTGATGTTGAGTATTGGGTGTATTGTAACGACCAGATCAACGTCCGAATTCGGATCTATAACGACTGAAAGCAAAGGGAAATACAATGTCTTTTGATAATTTTGTGCTGCCTGAGCTTGTGGCAAAGGCAAAAGCGATCATCGATCGTGATGGTCAGCAAGCACTAGAAGACTATGATCCGTACTTTGGTGCGTGTGGTTGTATGGGTCCAAGCAAGGGCGAGCGTTTGTGTCCGTGTGTGCAGAGTGCTGCTCTCAAATCAAACTTGGTTGAGGTCGTTAATGAATTCGATCCACAGCTTGCAAAGAAAATCATGCTTCGCCGGATTGTTGCCGCGCTTCCTGGGTAAATTGTTGTTGCCTCCTATGCGTATTTGTTGTAAAAATAACATATAGAGCAAATAGAGGTGCTACGATGACCAAGTTCGAAAGAAGAAAGTTCACGACCTCCGGTGACTACGTTCACTACGAAGGTATGTTTGTTGCTCGCTTCAAGCACAAAGGTCCGTTCACGAAAGCAAAATTCTTGAAAGAGCTGATCGCCAACCACACCGTCGCCAGCTACTTCGATGAGATGTCGAAAGACAAAGCTCCGCTCGCTATCCTCCGTGATGCTAATCCGAACTGGTACTACGATACCCTCGAAGCGTTCGCTGGTCGTCCTCTGGTTCGTGTGTAAGGAGATAACAAATGCGTAAAGCTAGCATCGAACGTACGTGGGGCGAGTGCCTTCGCAATGGTCGCAAAGTTGAGGATTGGTCGTGGGAGGTTACCTTCTACGAAGGTGAATTCATTGAAATGAATGACTACATCGACCGTCATTACTATAATAACGAGCAGATTGCTGTTGATCGGGCGCAAATGTTCGAGGATGGACAGTATACAACTAGCGAATACGGGGGAGTCGACTTCCCCGAGCAACAAATGTGAGGAATGTGAAGATGATGATTGAAACGCAAATCAACTATAACATGATTAAGGATGTTGGGACGGTGACGATCACCATCCAGAATGTCTCGATGGAAACGATCAAAGCCATCATCGATGGAGTTCGAGAAGCCACCTCCACCTCCACAGACGATATGCGCCGTCAAGTGTTCAAGGAAGCCAGTAAATATAACACGTACGGAGGTTCGAATAAGATCAATTTGATCAAAGCCTACCGTGCCCTGTCTGGAGAAGGTCTACGCGAGGCGAAAGAATGGGTCGAAGCTAATTTCAGTGAAATGGAAATGCAATGAAAAATATTATTATCGTTATGATCGCCACTCTCTCGCTGTCGGCATGTGTATCACCAATGGATCGTGATCTCCAAGAACATTTGGAGGCTGAGCGCGACTTTCATGCTGATCAGCAATACCGCGAGGATATCTACAATCATCGCTCCTTCCGTCCAGAGGTCTATGCAAACGACGAGTTCCTTGCAGACTGCGAATACTACCAAATGTCGGAGTGCTATGAATGAAGGTCGCTGCGCATCTGTCTGAGGAAGACATCAAACAAGCTATCGTCAACTATCTGAGGATGCAAGGGTTCAACACTACGGTTGATAAGGT